GCGGTGACGTACCGCATCCGGTCGGGCAAGGTGGTCGAGGCCCAGGCACCGGAGCCGAAGCAGGCGACCATCCCGGACCACCTGCGGCGAGCCGGGGTTCGTTCTCCGCCCCTGGTGCCCACCGACCGGGCCGCAAAGAGCTAAGTGCAGCCGGGGTGGAAAGTGTCGGGAATCGTGACAAAAACGTGTCGTCAGATTGGCCCGCAACACCCCTTAAACGAAAAACGAATACCATCCATCGCGGCAAAAGAAAGCCCGTCAGGAGCCGAAAGAGAAAGCCTGGATGGATTTCTGGAGGACGCGAAAGATGGTCAATAATATCAACCACTTAGGGGAGGGTTGAAAGCTGCTTGCGGCCTATGCCAGAGGTGAAGAGGGCTACACGAGCCTGTTCCCTGTCCGAACGGTCGGAAAGAGCCGGAAAGAGGCCCTGCGGACCATGAAGACGGCCCGCGTCGGTACGCCCAGAGCGACAGGGTACGGTCTGGCGATCATCCAGCAGGGACTACGCGGCGGGAGACGGCTCCAGGCTACCACCCTGCCCCAGGCCCGACGAGAGGCCATCCGCATCGCTGCCAGGTCCGGCCCGGTCATGCTGTGCCGGGCGGTGGCGGTCGGAGAGGGTGGCCGGGTCATCTACGAGCGCGGCGAGCGGATCGAGCTACACCGACCTGTGGACGCCATGAACGACTCGGACCTGTACCTGATCGCCCCGACCGGCGTGCTGGTACAGAAGAAGCTGAACTACGCCCAGCACCGGGACGCCGAGCGCATGGCGGCGAAGCTGGCGACACAGCTGCGAGCAATCGACAAGGCGTTCATCAAGCCGTACATGGAGAAGTACCTGGCCACCTTGGATGTGAACTGGTCGAGCCTGTCCACCAAGGAGTTCGACCAGGTGTTCCGCTCCGCCAGGAAGGTGATGTCCAAGCTGGCCACGTCCGAGATCATGCCGGTGTGGAGCCAGCGGGTGAAGGTCACCATCGAGGGGGTGGCCAGGGACAGCCGGAAGATCGTCCACGACTTCATGACCCCCCGAGTCGGTGTCGCGCTCCAGGCCCCGGAGATGGACGTGCTCCGCGCCCAGGCAGCGCAGACCGGCTGGTTCCTGCGAAACGAGTTCGGCCTGCGGTCGGACCGGCTGACCGCCCAGGGTCGGGCCATTGTCCAGAACGGCATCCGCCAGGGCCTGGGCCGGGAGGCGATAGCCAGGGATCTGCGGACGCTGCCGGGCCTGTGGGATCGGTACGGGTTCAACTACGCCAGGACCGTGGCCAGCAACGCGGTGAACCGAGCGCGGACGGTGGCCGAGGTGTCCGGCTACATGAACGCCGGGATCGACTACCTGGAAGTCCAGGCCGTGCTGGACGAGCGGACCACCGAGATTTGCCGGTCGCTGGATGGGACCATCGTGGAGGTTCACGTCGCCTGGAAGCAGCTGGAGCGGGCGTCGAGCATCACGAACCCGGAGGACATCTACACGGTGTCGCCGTTCCTCCAGGAGAAGGTGGACCCGACGAACGGCCAGCGGTTCATCCAGACTACCACCGGGCACCGGGTCGCGGACGTGATGCGGTCCGGCGTCGGTCGGTTGAATGATCGAGGGATGCACCGCTTCCACCGGACGGGCAAAGACCTGACCAACGTGGGCGTGGGCACGCCCCCCTATCACCACGGGTGCCGGTCGTGGACGGTCCCCATGAGCGACATCGTCTCGATCCCGGTGGGCATGACGGGCCGGACTGCGCCAATCGCGCCGCGCAAGCGACCGTTCGCACCCCTGGCCAGGCCGACGACCAGGCCGGGGTTCGCCCCGCGACCGGGCACCAAGCCGAAGCCGTCGAGCTTCGCCAGGCCAGCCGAGTATTTCAAGGCGACGGCGGTGAGCCGGGGGGTCACGACGATGATCGGCCAGACCGACCCGTTGATCATGGCCGAGCGGCTGGGCTACCCGGTGGGCATGGAAGAGGTGGCCCCCAGGATCGCGTACCGGCGGGTGCTCCAGACGAAAGCCGCCGACGCGGTGACAGCGAAGTACCAGCTACAGCAGAAGACCGGGAAGCTGCTGGAGTCACCGGCTGGGTGGCGGGCCATGCGAGCCAACCTGAGAGCACCGGACAAGGTGGCCGACGTACTCCGCAAGCAGAAGCTGAACGGCAGAAACCTGGCCGTGTCCATGCGCCTGCCCCAGCTGGGGCCGAACGAGTTGAAGCAGATCGTCCTGTGGGAGTCGAAGTACGGGGCCAGCCGCCTCTACACGGTGCGCGGCCTGGATGACGCCAGGGCCACGCACCTGCATTTCAACCTGGCCAACCGGAGCAAGGCCAACGAACCGCTGGCCCGGCTGCGGAGTGCCAAGACGGACCGTGAGATCAACGATGCTTTGAAGGCGGTGCGGTCATCTGGATTCCTCCGACAAAAGACGGTTGCAGCCAAGGTGTCAGAAGCGGCATAATGAGGTTTGATTGACAGCCGATCACTTGATCGGTACGGTGGGAGCATGACCGACATCATCGTGCCCGAAGGTTTTAAGTCTGCACGTACCCCGTTTGCGGATCTGTGTCTGAACCAGAAACAGCTGGTCCAGATAATCCAGGGGTTCACCCGCATCCTGGGCGATTCGTTCAGAGAGGACGCGAGACGGCAACAGAAAAGACTGGACCAGATCAGTATCACCGAAGCAGAGAAGAAGCGGCGGTCGGAGATCCTGGCCGCGTGGTTCCGTCAACTGAGAGGCGATCTCCATATGTCCATTCAGCGGTGCCTGGACGAACTGCCCAGGGCATTGCGGGCGGAGTTGGACGGAGGATCGTACACACCACCCGTCGAGCGTAAGCTGTGGGTGCCAGACACAGGAGCAGTGATATGCTGACCGAGAAGTTCAAGGAGACGGTGCGCCGAATGAACACCCTGGCCATCAAGGCCGAGGCAGGGAAGATCACCGACGACGAGCGCAAGGAGCTTTCCAAGCTCCGCAAGGCGGTGGACGCCGCGACCGCGCCCGAGCCGGTCGCCAGCACCCGGATCACCACCATGACCCTGGCGGAGTTCCGCAAGTGGGTCGAGGACGAGATGGAGGCGCTGAAGGCCGAGGCCGACGACGAGCGGGCCAAGCTGGTCCAGCGCAACCTGTCCAACGTCAAGGCCCAGGGCAAGACCCAGGACGACGACGTGGTGGGCGTCGAGGTGATGATCGAGCGCAGCGAGTCCGACCGCATCAGCGAACTGGAGCGCCAGCTGCTGGAGCAGGGCAAGGTCATCGAGGAGCTTCAGTCCAAGCTGGACACCAGCAAGGACGACGACTCCAGCGCCGACGACGACTCCCAGGACGACGACGCCTCCGGTGACGAAGGCGACGGGCAGGACGAGGGCGACTCCGACGAGGGCGAGGACGACTCCGAGAAGGGCGACGACTCCGACGAGGGCGACGACTCCAGCGAGGGCGACGACGACTCCAGCGAGGGTGACGACCAGGTGGACAAGGCCGACTGGACGGGCGACCTGGCCCCGCCGAAGCGCGGAGGCAACGAGGACTACCGGATGTCCAAGGCCGCTTGCCAGGACGCCAAGGACCGGGAGTAACCCGCCACCAGGGAGGTCTGCCGTGACCAGGATCGGAATCTACAAGGGAGACGGCGCTGCCTTTTTCGGCTGCGACGACTCCATGCTGATGGACAGCCTGCGCGAAGCCGCCGAGCAGGTCGCGGGTTGTCCTGTCCGTAAAGACGATCCCGAACCCGGCACCCAGGCCACCAGGGTCGCAGAGATCGCCGTCGTGCCGGTGGAGGACGAGGAGTCCTACCAGGTTAAGGCCGGTGACGAGGAGACGAACAAGCCCGCCACCGGACGCGCCCCCAACGGACAGCCGGGAAGCTGGGCGATCCAGTCGCTGGTGTTCTCCAAGGAGTATTACTCGCTGGAGCAGGCCAAGGGATGGATCAAGAGCCACAAGCAGTTCGGTGACTACGGTGTGGACGAGACGGACACGAGCTACCGTTTCCGCCAGTACGATCCGGGCTACTTCAGCCGGTTCCGCACCTTCGACTTGGCCGAGGGGATCACGGCGATCTACGGCCTGGTGAAGCAGGGCGACAAGCGAGACACCACCGACGCCGAGAAGGACGTGGCCGCGTCCCTGCATGACCACGCCGCCGTCCAGGCGCTCAACGCCCAGATCCTGAAGCGGAAGATCCGGCTACTCGCTGGCACCGAGCAGCTGGAGAAAGCCGAGGACGAGGAGGGCGAGGAGCGTTTCATCCTGGGCCTGGTCCTGGAGCCGAACGACGGCGACGGCGGTGCTCCGCTGAAGCCGGACACGCAGGGCGACATCTACTCCGCCGCCGACATCCGCAAGTCCGCCCACGGGTGGATGGAGCGGTACGGGTCCGTGGACCTGATGCACAGCTGGCAGGCGCTGGGCGCGAAAGACGTGTCCATCCTGGAGAGCTACATCGCCCCGTGCGACTTCAAGATCGGTGAGGGCGAGGACGCCTACCAGGTCGTCAAGGGTTCGTGGCTGCTGGCGCTCCGCGTCCACAGCGACGACATCTGGAAGGCGATCAAGGAGGGCGAGATCGGCGCGTTCAGCGTGGGCGGCAAGGCCGTCCGAGAGGAGATCGAGTAATGGACCCCCTGCTGAAAGCCGAAGAGACAGACCCGGCGGTGGCACGCCTGACCGAGATCGAGACGATGTTCGTCAGCCTGGTGGACCGTGGCGCGAACCGGCAGTCCAAGTTCTTCGTGGTGAAGGCGGACGGCGAGTACCTGTGCGGCAAGTGCGGGTACAAGGAGAAGCGCAACCCCGGCGACCCGATGGAGAAGACCTGCCCGGAGTGCGGTGCCATGATGCACGCCAAGAGCGCAGGGACCAAGGCAGACCAGGACCGACAAGGCCAGGGGCCGGGCGGCATGTGCGTCTGCCCGAAGTGCGGGTACAGCGAGGCCCACAAGACCGGCGAGCAGTGCGCCGAGAAGACCTGTCCGAAGTGCGGTAACAAGGGCATGGTCCGCAAGGTCGAGGAGACGGCCAAGCAGGTTCCGGCCACGGACGCCACCCCGGACGCAAAGCGGGAGGCCCAGCAGAAGCGGGCGGCGGAGTTCGGCATCCAGGCGCTGGAGAGCAACGCCAACCTGTCGTACCCGAAGGGCGACCCGACCCAGCTGTCGCTGTACGGCGACCCGGTCAACCTGAAGTACCCGCTGGGCCGCGAGGACAACAAGCGGGACCGGGACAGGATCGCCAGCGCGGTGAGCTACTTCCGCACCAACTACAAGGGCTACACCGAGAAGGCGAGCCAGGTGCGGGTGTTCTCCAGGATCATCGAGGCCGGTCTGGCCGAGGGCATGGAGATCAGCTACCGGGACGATCACCCGGTAGACAAGGCCCTGCCAGGCACGCTGAAAGACCGCATGAAGAAGAACGACCCGGAAGACGGCGACGACGCCGAGAGCAACGGTTCGGACGCGGAAAGCTCGTCCTCAGTCAGCATGGACGAGTGGCTGGAAGGAGCCGCCGCACAAGTGGAGGGCCTGCTGGTGGACCACACCATCGACGCCGCCCTGACAGCCGAGGCCGAAGCCAATGGCGAACCGGAGCCGCCGACCGAGAAAACGGGCGAGTGTGATGCTGACACGGGGAGTGGCACTCCTTCCCAGGGCGGTGACGAGCCGCCTCACGACGACACCACCGTCGCCACGGAACGAGCCGAGAAGGCCGAGCGCGAAGC